GTGCCAGCCGCGTCCGTGAAACTCTCAAAGCCTACGCGAGGGCCTAAGTGATGAAAGCTCGAAACCTCTTTATAATCGACTCGGCCACCATGAAGGCCGTTTCCCAAGAGACCATCACCCAGACCGTGGCGGACCTCAAAACTCTCGGCCTCTACAAACTTCCATACAATCGAGTCGCGGTTCGTATGCCTCTCGATGTTTGTTGTGTCACTGCAGATAAACCAGGTTTCTTCGTGGAGAACCTCCAAAAATACAAGGGAGGAGCCCTCGATTTTGTCAAGGACCCGAAAACAGGCCGGTGGCGCTCCAATTTTGGGCCGGATCACTGCGTTGAGTTCCGCAACCTCAATCTCGAGGGCGAACCAACTGAACTGTGGTTCATCCACGAGATTAACACTCCGCGATGGCGGCCCTACGAGTTCCGCGATACTAAGGCTCGATGGGATAACCACGCCGAGGTTGTGTCCGATCTCCTCATCACCCTCTTGGCCACCAAAAACGCCCTCAAACGCACCCACCACAACACTTTGGCCAACCGCATTCCCTGCAAGCGCCCCGGCTCCACACGGGCCTACGAGTACGTCACCACCATCTCGATCCCATCGGAACTCGAGGACGACACAGAGCACCCACCCACAGGCGGCACAAAGTGCCCCCATCTGCGGCGAGGCCACATACGTCGCCAACACTACGGACCAAAAATGGCATTCATCAAACAAATCTGGATTGAGCCAGTGTTCGTCAACGCAGATCCCACGTTCGTCTCCCACCGCAAAGCATACAACCTAGGAGTCTAACAATGACCAGCAAGCGCATCATCGTCAGATTACTCATGCTTGTTCTCTTCCGTATCCACCGTCACCTGAAAGGAGACTAAATCGAACGCGTTCTCTCGGGCCATAACTGAAACCAAAGAGGAGTCGAACCATGACCATCAGCGTAAACGTCCACCGTATCTGCTCATTTAATGCCACAACCAACGCCTCAACTAAAGAAGATACCCACGGTTCCGCTTGGGTAACTATTTATGGCGTTAACCAAGATGGCTCTGACCTCATCGAGGTCACCTTCTTTACCGACGGCAATCAGGCGCTCGCCGAGCGGATCGCGGCGGCAATCAACAAGGCTCAAAAAGAAATGAACGACGAGGACGAGATTCCATTCTAGCAGAGGCTCGTGCCATGCTCGAGCCCGACCGCGATCAGCTTATGGACAACTTCATAAGGAGCCAATGATGAACCGAGTCGTGATCTGCAGTCCCTACGCGGCGGGCAACATCGAGGTTAACCTCGAATACGCGCGGGACGCACTGCGCCACAGCCTGGACCACAGGGAGGCACCATTTGCCTCCCACCTCCTCTACCCACAGGTTGCCGACGACACTAATCCCAGGGAGCGATACCACGCAATGCAGGCGGAATACGAGTGGATCGCCGTCTGCGACATAGTCGCGTTCTATGTGGACCGTGGCTGGTCCCCTGGGATGCTCAAAGAACTCAAAGTCGCCCGAATGCTCCACAAGGAGACAACCATCAGAACCCTTTGGGGTCTCCACGGAGAACAACCACTGAGGTACCCAATATGACCACCTTCGACGCCTTCCGCACCTTCAAGACGTTCGTGGCGGACCTCGAATTCACTGAGGATACCATTGAACTCGATCGCCGCCTCGGAATGGCCGAGCACATCCTGTACAACTGCCGTCGCGAGATCGATGACGAGTGGCTCGCGGCCCGTGCTAAACGCCGCTCCGCAAGAGCGGTCAAATCGACTAGGATCATCGACCTCAACGATCCTGAGATCGCAGAGATCGTAGCCAACTTCATCAGGAGCCAACAGCAATGAGCGAGAAATGGACACAGATAATCCAGTTCCGCCTCTACCAGATGCCTTGCTGTGGCCACAGCCTCTGTTGGGTCAACCCTCGCAAACCCAACTATTGTCCAGAGTGCGGCCAGTTTATCATTCGGCTCATGAAAGAGCACCTCCCTACGATCGACGAACCTGCCATTCTCAAGAACCTTCCAGTCAAGGAGAACACCTAATGCCCAACTATACTCTAGAGAGCGACGACAAAATCCTCGAGGCCACTGAGGAACAGGAGGCCATCATCGACTTCGTTCTCGGTAATCCGAGAACCAACCTCCTGGTTAATGCCCTCGCGGGCGCGGCCAAGACCAGCACCTTGCGGTTCCTCGCCAAGTACCTTCCAGTCGAAGACTGTCTCTCAGTGGCGTTCAACAAGCGCATCGCCGACGAGATGTCCAAGGTCCTACCGGACCATGTTAAGTGTGCCACAATGAACTCTGTAGGCCATCGCGTTTGGGCTGCAGCCATTGGTAAGCGACTCACGGTCGAGACCAAGAAAAACTACAATCTTGTCAAGGAACTCATCGACATACTCCCGAAACGGGAGCGTAACGAGGCCTACGATATCTTCGGAGACATAACCAAGGCTATCTCTAGGGCCAAACTCTCAGGCTACATCCCCGCCGGAACCACAGGCAAGGGCCTTCTCACCGCAGACGAATTCTTCGGTGGACTTGAGGAGGCCCCGGACGACTGGTTCATCGATCTTGTAAACCAGGCCCTCAAGACCGGTATCAAACAGGCCTACGCAGGTTTGATCGACTTCGACGATCAAATCTATATGCCCACCCTCTTCGGCGGGTCGTTTCCAGTGAACCGACGTGTTATGGTCGATGAGGCTCAGGACCTCAGCCCTCTCAATCATGCTATGGTACAAAAACTTGTAGGCGCGTCCACTCAGCTCACCGCGGTTGGTGATCCCTGGCAGTCCATCTATGCCTTCCGGGGCGCGGACACTAGTTCCATGCCCAAACTCCGTGATACCTTCGACATGCACGAGATGACACTCAGCGTCTCATTCCGCTGTCCCATCTCCGTCATCCAGAATGCCCACAAGCGAGTGCCACACATGAAGTGGCCCTCCTGGGCTAAACAGGGCGTCGTTAAGGAACTCCTCGAGTGGGATGCCGCAAGCATCCCCGACGGCGCGGCCATAATCTGCCGCAACAACGCTCCACTGATGTCGCTGGCGTACATGCTTTTACAAGCAAAGCGCGGAGTCCACATGGTCGGCACCGACCTCGGACCCCAGCTCGTAAAGGCCCTCAAGAAACTCGGCGGCGGAAACCTCACAATGCCACAGGAGAAAGTCTATGAAGCCATCGACCTTTGGGAACAAGACAAGCTCCGTCGGAGCCGAAACTCTGACACAGTTACTGATAAGGCTCAATGTTTGCGAGTGTTTGCCGGGTTCGGCAGTACTCTTGGATCAGCAATCGCATTCTGTGAACATATCTTCGCGGCCCAAGGACCCATACAGCTCCTCAGTGGACATAAGGCTAAAGGGCTGGAATGGAACACTGTTTATCACTTGGACCCCCAGCGCATCCCCTCACCCTGGGCAAAAGACGGGGAGGCCCTCGAACAAGAGCTAAATATCCGCTACGTCATCGAAACCCGCTCGAAAGAGGCACTTTACTTCGTGCGCCTGGAGGACTTCAATGGAGACTAGCCAATGAGTTTCAATCGTAGCCCATTCGCCTTCGATGATATCAAGGAGGTCTTCGAGCGGGCGCTCAACGCTCCAAAAGGCATCCGCATCCAGTGTAAAACTAGGGGCGCAGCCGTCTCGCTGCGTTCCCGCTTCAACTATTGGCGATCACGCAATCGAGAGGACAATCGAAAAACCTACGAAGCAGATCATCCACTCCACAACAACTCTATCTACGACCGACTAATCCTTCGGATCGGTCCCAAGGGCGACCTCAACGAGGCCACCCTGTTCATCGAGCATCACACCTCTGAAAACCTACTGATCGAGGAGATCACATGACTCTAGAAGACACCGAAATGACTCCACTGATGAAAGACCTCTACAAAAACTCTGAACAGCGCTTCCATACCTTCCTAGAGGATAGCTTCTGGCGCTGTGAGAACCTCAGTACATTCGATACAGTATTCGTAATATGCCATCCACCTCTTAAACTCATAACTCAGATTATGATGGTGGCTGGCTTCGATAAAGCCGGAATGATAACCGCAATATCCAGAGTCTGGGATAGAGAAGAAAGAAAGTTCAAACAAATGAGCAAATAGCTATTTGCCCTGGCAAAATAAAATGTGAAGTCCCGGTCGATTGTTATTGACTTCTGTCACGGAATGTGCATAATGAAACCATATCGCGAACTGTCGGTATGACTTGAAAACACATGAACCTACAACGGCTAAGAAAAATCTTGAGTTATAACCCCTGTAGTGGAGATTTCTTCTGGAAATCTTCAAAACAGGGACGACAGCTTGGTCGTCCGGCAGGATCGACTGACAAAGATGGCTATCGAAGAATAAGAGTGGATTATACCCTCTATCACGCCGGACGGCTAGCATGGTTCTATGTCTATGGAAAGTGGCCAAACGAAATAGATCACATTGATAGTGATCCGACTAATAATCGGATATGGAACCTTGCAAATGGAGACCACAAGGCTAACATGAACAATCCGCTGACTATCGTTAAACTCGCCAAGCCCAAAAGGAGGTACTCAAATGGCGAACAACTCAGGCAGCCAATATGATCAGATAACCATCCAGGGACAGGTTTTCCGAGTCCCAGTACGTTATTCTGCTGGACATACTCTCACTGAAGGGGAAGCAAGTGCACTCAATCAAACTCTTCATGAGAATTTAAGAAATAACTTCGCGAAGAAAGTCGTGGAAGGCACTGAGGCTGGTCTCACGATGGAGACCATGCAACAGCAACTCGACGACTACGCGTCGGACTATCAGTTCGGCGTTCGCACTGGTGGCGGCGGTTTCCGAGGCGATCCGGTCATGACTCTGGCCCTGAACACGGCGCGAGAGATGATCCGCAACGTCATCAAGACCAAGAAACTCAACGAGGACGACTGGCCAGCCTCCCGTATCTCACAGGCAGCAAAGGCCCTTCTCGACTCACAGGGCGAGGATGGCAAGATCATCACCATGGCTCGCAAAACGATCGAGGCCGAACGCGAGGCCGCCAAGGAGGCGATGAACTCCGTTAACGAATTGCTCGGCGCCTAGCCACGCTGAGCCGGAGGGACGGTGGAGGTCAAGCGTGCCGTCCCTCCCCCACCGACCAGAGGTCGGCAATGGAACTAGTTAAAGAACCCTTGATCAATTTCTGGTACCGAGCGCTCCACTCAGAGCGCGGTATCGAACTTGTTTGCGCTAGTGCGGAGTCGACTCGCGCCAAACTTTATGCAGCTCGTCGAGAGGCCAAGGACCCAGACCTCGATCTGATATCCTTGACTATCTCCCCATTCGATCCGCATAAGCTTTGGCTAATTCGAAAGGACCCCACTGATGCGCCGCCGTGAAGATCGCCCCATTCAGAAGCACACCCTCAATCTCTATGCAGGCGACTATGAGAAACTGCAGGCACTCTACCCAACTCGCATAGGAGCGGCCAAAATAATAAGAGATATCATCCACGCTCACATTCGACTGATCGAGGAAGACGCCGCACAAAAGCTCCCCAACATCTACGACCTTGATGTGGAGATTGCTCCATGAGCAACGAACTCTCAGAACTTTTCGACCGTGATCCACTCAAGTTAACCGATCCTGATCTTGAGGTCATTATCAAGCGTATGCGTGAGTCCCAGGCCCAATTCGAACTCGGGGTGAAGCCCAAGGCTGAGCCAAAACCCAAATCCACTAAGACCCAAAACCTCCTCAAAGAGCTGGGACTCGAATGAACTCGCCATTCATTGAGGGAACAAACTTCCAGTGGGCTTGGGACTCAACCTCCTTGGGTTGGCTCAAGGAATGTCCCCGCAAGTACCAATATCATATGATCGAGGGCTATTCCGGCCGCGGCGAGTCTGTCCACCTTGAATTTGGTATCCTCTATCATAGTGCCCTTGAACAATATGAATGTCTCAAAGCTCAGGATTTATCCCACGACGAGGCGATTACAGTAGTTGTCAAAGAGCTTCTTAAAAATACGTGGCGCGATGGTAAGCCCTGGCGCGCAGCAAAGGACCTCTCAAGCGATGATCGAGCCTCTGTCAAGAACCGTGAGAACCTTATCCGCAGCGTCATTTGGTATCTCGACAAGTTCGAACAGGACCCTGCGCAAACACGCTTCCATCCGACCACAGGCAACCCTATGGTCGAGCTTCACTTCCAATTTGAGATCGACGCTGGTCTCGATATCGATCACCCTTATACTCTTTGCGGCCACCTTGATCGCGTTGTGGACTTTCAGGATCAGCCCTTCGTCATGGATCGTAAGACAACTACCAGCACTCTTGGATCATATTATTTCGAACAGTACGATCCCGACAACCAAATCTCCCTCTATACCATTGCCTCCAAAGTCGCCTTTCATACGCCTGTAAATGGTGTCATCATAGACGCAGCACAGATCGCGGTGGGCTTCAGTCGCTTCGTTCGCTCGTTTGTATTCAAAACCCAGGATCAGATTGATGAGTGGCTCAAAGACCTCAAAATCTGGCTCCGCCAAGCCGCGATCTACGCGGAAGCGAACTACTGGCCCCAAAATGACAAGTCGTGCCACAAGTTTGGTGGCTGCCCGTTTCGGGAAATCTGCTCCAAATCCCCAGGAGTTCGCGATAAATTCCTCGACAGTGCCTTCGAAAGACGACAGTGGAACCCCTTAGTCCCAAGAGGCGGAGATGCCAGCGCCACGTAAAATAGACATACAGTTCTTCAAAAGAAGATCAAGAACTGGATTAACAGGTTGCTGGAATTGGACAGGAGCTTCGGCCGCTGGCTATGGACACATACGAATTAACTATGAGTGTAAGATAGCATCAAGAGTGGCCTATGAAACTCTTATAGGCCCAATTCCGGAAGGATTTATAGTAAGGCACCTCTGTGATAACAGACTCTGTGTACTATTTCTAAATGAAGGAACTTATACAGACAATCTGTTAGACAGATATCATAGAACACAGAGGAGAAGAAATATGCCAACTCTAAAACTTCATCAGTCTAGTGAGTATACTAAGCTCTTGCTCATGGGAGATTCTAAATCTGGAAAGACAGGTTCTTTAACAAGTCTTGCTCTGGCCGGATACAAATTACGAGTATTAGATTACGATAACGGATTAGACTCGCTTGCTCAAGCAATCAGAAGAGCCGATCCAAACAAACTCGAGAATGTAGAATTCCGTACACTTCGAGATAAATTAAAATCATCTCCTGTCGGAAGTATTGTAGATGGAACACCAACAGCTTTCGTAGATGGTCTGAAGATGTTAGATCACTGGAAGTATGCCGATATAGATCTAGGCACTCCTCATACGTGGGGTAAGGACTGCATTCTCGTTCTCGACTCATTGACTTTCATGGCGGATGCTGCGTTTCGCTTCCGTGAACCCCTGGTCCCTCGTTCGCGAGATGGCAAGTATGATGTCCGCGCAGTTTATAAGGACTCTCAAGACGCAATCGAGAATGTTCTCGCACTTCTTACATCCGAAAACTTCCGAACTAATGTTATCGTCATTAGTCATGTCCGCTACGTTGACCTGCCTGATGGCCTTAAGAAAGGGTACCCTACCGCAATTGGATCAGCCTTATCTCCTCAAATACCGAGGTATTTTAACAGCGTTGCGCTCGCCCAGACGGGTCCTGGAGGTAAACGGCAAATCCAAACCGCTGCGACGGCGATGATTGACCTGGCCAATCCGGCCTCGTTCAAGATGCTTCCGACGTTGCCAATTGAGACAGGCCTCGCAACATACTTTGAGACGTTACGCTCATGACACGAAGGTTTGTAGCGAAACGACGACGTAATTACAGCCTCTCCGTAGAAAGGCTAAGAGATATCATGTCTTACGATCCGTGCTCTGGAAAATTATTCTGGAGAGAAACCGGCAGAGAAGCTGGATATAAAACGAATGGCTACTTGTATATTCAAGTAGAAGGTAGAGGCTATCGAGCACATCGACTCGGATGGTTCTACGCTTATGGAGAGTGGCCAAATGTTTTAGATCATTTAGACGAGGACAAATCCAATAACAGTCTTTGGAACCTCATCGATGGAACGCATCTCGATAACGCGAGACGCTATCACGGGCGTCGAAGACCGGAACGCCCATGGTTCGAAACCCTCCGGTCATAGAGGAGTCGGCCTAAATGGCACTATCGTTCGAAGAGATCATGCGACGGCCTGCAAGTGAGTTCAAGCCGCCGGAGGCGTTTCCGGTCGGAACTTACCACTGTCTCGTGGATGGTCCACCAGAGGCGGGAAAGTCCTCGCAGAAGGGCACCGACTATCTGCGGTTCAAGTTCAAGATACTCAAGCCCTATAAGGGTGTTGATGAAGTGCTCGCGGCCGAACTCCAGGTCGTCGGCAAGCAAATCCAGAACGACTATTACATCACCGAGGGCGCCACGTACCGACTGACCGATCTCCTCAAGGATGATCTTGGGATCGAGGTCGAGGGTAAACCGATGGATCAGGCCGTCGCTGAGGCACCAGGCAAACAGCTCCTTGTGACACTGAAGCATGAATTATCCCAAGATGGAAAGCGTACCTTCCATCGGGTAGCATCAACTAGTCACGTCTAGGTTTTCGACTCCCCTGGCGTGGCGGTTGGGGCCGGAGAGGAAATCCACATCTCTTCTGCTACCTCTCCGGCCTTAAAGGTCGATCCAATGCCAACCTGTAGTGACTGCATCTATGGAATGATAGTTGGCGAAGGAGTTATCATGTGTCGGCGATATCCTCCGCAAGTAACAAAAGTCGAAGGCGCTACTGTAACCAGTCATAATCCACTCCTCGCGGAAAGTTGGTGGTGTGGAGAATGGAAGGCACGAGTGAATGGTCCATATCAACCGCAAAGCGGTAAAGCCATATCCAGAAAGGCAAAACGATGAACCTCAAGAACCTCAGACCAGTTCCAGCAGCTCTAGTTTCGCCACCCCCAACAATCGAACAGGAGATTGGCTCACTGATCCCAGCCGACTTCGTTCCGCCCAAGGACCGCACTGAACAAATAGGGAGGCTAACCTTGAATGCAATCGATAGTTTCGCCGAGCTTCCCACCAAGGAACTCGACGATCTAATCCTCGGAGTCGAGGACAAGATCATCAAAATAAAAGAAAAAGCCAACGCTATCAAATCCGAGTACGCAGCACGTACCACCGAACTTAAAGCCGCTGTCGAGCGACTCAATGAGGCATGTCGCAAGAGCGAGGCCAAAATGGAGGAGTTGCACTTGCAACTCAACGAGATCTACGCGCCAAAAGCATCGAGGGAGCCTCAGACGTGACCTCAGGTCACTTCCATACCATCCCTATCGATAGTATCTCTGTCGATAGGGAGGGTCGTCAGCGGCGCGATCTCGAGAAGATCGACGTGCTGGCGGACTCCATCCATCGCCTCGGTCTCATCCACCCTATCGTCATCACTCGCAGCCATGAGCTTGTTGCTGGTGAGCGCCGTCATGCAGCCTGTCGTTCGTTGGGATGGACCGCTATTCCAGCCCAATACACTGATGAACTCGATGAAGCACAATTACACGCTATCGAACTCGAAGAGAATATCAAGCGACTCGACATCTCGTGGAAAGATCAAGTAATGGCCGTCCGCGAGTATCATGCCCTTCGTAAACTGCCGGACCCAGAATGGACACAGACAGACACGGCCAAGGCCATTGGTCTCTCACAACAGCATATTGGCGAGATGATTCAGATTGCTGAGGAACTCATCGCCGGTAACAAGATGGTCTCTGAGGCACCAAAGCTATCCGTTGCCCGTGGCCTTGTACGTCGCGCAATCGAGCGTCAAGATCAACAGACTATAGATACATTTCACTCGGAATATCTGAAGGGTCCAGTTGAGGCACCGCCACCAGAAAGTATTCTCATCAGTGATTTTACAGAGTGGGTCCTTGGCCCGAGCCCTGTCAAATTCAACTTTATCCACTGTGATTTCCCCTACGGTATCGAGGCCGATACATTCAATCAGGGCTCGGCGCCAGCCTTCGGCGGCTATGTTGACACTAGGGAAACATGGGAAAAACTCATGTTTGCCCTAGAAATAGCCATGCGAGACCATATAGCGCCAAGCGCCCATCTTATGTTCTGGTTCTCGATGCGCAAGGGCAATGAGCGTCTCTACGAGCCTACGGCCCGTCATCTCGAAGTGCTGGGCTGGGATATCAATCCACTCCCATTGATATGGATGAAAACTGATGGCGTTGGCATCCTTCCTGATCCAGAGCGTGGACCTCGACAAATCTATGAGACGTGCCTCCTTGGATCGCGCGGAGACCGTAAAATTGTTAGAGCGGTTGCTAATGCTTATGGCGCGCCTTCGAGCCGAGAACAGCATATGTCTGAAAAACCCGAGCCAATGCTGCGCCACTTCTTCGGGATGCTTGTTGACCAAAACACCATTATGCTTGACCCCACCTGTGGAAGTGGAAGTTCGCTGCGAGCGGCTGAGTCTCTTGGTGCTAAATACACTTTGGGCCTGGAGATTAACCAGAGCTTCGCGACGCTTGCGCAGGAAGCCCTCAAAAGAGCCCGCAATCTGAGGAAAGCAACGGAGGCTACCTAAATGGACCCGTTTGATAGACAGTTTGATCAGTTTGAAATCTCCTGGATCGATAGAGGGCGTCCACCAAGAGAAGCCCCTAATCCAAACTTTCCAACCGGAATACACATCGACAGTAATAATCGTCCTGCCTGCTATTGTGAACTACCGTATATGACTCACGATAACATAGGCACATGGACTGTGGAATGCTCCAAGTGCGGAGTACGAATGACTATAACAATGGCCAGTAGATCGGACGATCCGCGCTCAATAATGATACCCTGTAAGAAGGAGGCCTCCTAATGGAGCACTGGGTCCTAATCATCCAGCTCACTGGCGGCGCCATCATCCCCATTCAGGACTTCTTCAGCGAGAAAGAGTGTCTGGCCGTTCTCCAGGAATACAAGTTCTATGAGGAGGGCGTTCGCGGCGGCTGTGCCCTTTTGAAGGAGGGTAAGAAGAAGCGAAAATAGGGAGTGCACCGAATGTCAGACGATGATGACAATGAACGAGGCGCATTTGCCCGTAACGAGGACCCTCTCAGCTCTCACATCGCTGCCGATCTTGTAGACTTTCCAAAACTAGAGAGTATAGTTTTGGCGTGTCTTAGAGATAAAGGTCCACAATCACAGTGTGAGGTAGCAGTGGCAACTGGTATACGTGATGGATCTATAACCCCACGTTTCAAGCGTCTTGAGGCAAAGGGACTCATTGTTCGTCAGATAGATGAACATGGCTGCATAATCCACAGAAAAAGCCTATACTCTAACCGACCAGTCGAGGTCTGGGCCTTAAAATATGGTCCTCTCCTCTGGTCTCAAAAGGAGGATCTCAAAGAACTCGATCTCTGGGACCTTAAAATCCTCGGGCTCGAAGGAGAAAATGACCAGCCAACAGACACTCATGAAAAATAAAATCGCAATAGTCGGCGAGGCCTGGGGCGAGCACGAAGAACGTGAGCGTATGCCCTTTGTCGGCCCCGCCGGATGGCAGCTAAACACCTTACTCAAGGAGGCCGGAATTGTTCGTCATGAATGCTTCCTCACCAATTGTTTCAATCTTCGCCCAAAGCCCACGAACAAGATCGATAACCTTTGTGCCTCGCGAAAGGAGGTCCGTCATGCGCTCCCGCCGTTATCATCTGGCAAGTACATCCGTGATGAATTTCTCCCTGAACTCGACAGACTTTATAGGGAACTTAATGAAGTTAATCCAAATGTCATTATCTGCCTCGGGGGAACTGCCGCCTGGGCAATATTACGTGACGGTAGAATATCGAAACTTCGTGGGGCAGTCGCAAGTTCCCCCATACTGGAGGGACGAAAAGTCCTCCCAACCTTCCATCCCTCCTATATCCTCCAAGGAAACTACGAGTCCAGATACGTCACGATCCTCGACCTCCAAAAAGCCAGGCGAGAGTCAGAGTATCCCGAGATTAGGCGACCACGACGCACCATCTACACAGCACCAAGTCTCAACGAGCTTGAGTGGTTCCTCGACACCCACATCCGGCCCGCTAGTCGACTCGCTGTTGACATCGAGACAAGAGCCGACCGCATTACTTGCATCGGCTTCGCGCCTGGACCACAAATAGCTCTTGTGGTCCCATTCGAGGACCTTCGCCAGGGCGGAAACTATTGGCCCACTATCGAAGCCGAACTTTCGGCCTGGCGTTGGGTGCGCCGAGTCCTAGATATGGCTAGTCCAACAAAAATTTTTCAGAACGGCATCTTCGACATGACAAGATTATGGAAAACTTACGGAATTCCGGTTAGAAATGCTGAGCATGATACCATGTTACTTCATCATGCTCTTATGCCTGAGAGTCCAAAGGGGCTCGACTATCTTGGTTCCATCTACACTGACGAGGCCGCGTGGAAACTTGGCATTCGCCTGAAGCACAAGGGCACCATCAAGAAGGAGGACTGATATGGAACTCGAAAAGACAACTGTTGAACTCTATGTCCGCGACGTGGAGTGGCTCAAAAGTCAGTATGGAGCAAAGTGGGCTGATTACATCAAGGAGCTTCTCAAGCTCCACATCGATCAGCTCCTCACAATCGAGCGCTGGAAGCGAGAACTCTAATGGTCCTCCCTCTCGGCACGGCTATCGCCGCAGGCTTAACCGAGTCCGCTCTCGCAGAGGGCGCAGCCTTGGAACTCCCAATGGTCAAAGCTCTTGCCACAGCCCTTGGCCCGGAGGGTAAGGAGACACCGACCGAGGTCACGGTCCCAGTACAGTCCAGTTTTATCCGGGCCATCGGCTATCGTGTCGGAGGCATAATAACTGTGGAAATGAAACGTGGAGGCAGCGGCACCTACGAATACCCAGGCACGGAGGAAGAATTCCTCGCCTTCGTTATGGCTCCCTCGAAAGGAGAGTGGTTCAATGCCCATCTTAAATGACACTGAGCTTATCGAGCACCTCCGACGCGCCGCCTCGATCTGGTTCAAGAACGAAGACCTCCTCATGCTTGAGGAGTTGATCCGCCGATATCATAATCTCGAGAGACAAGTAAAATGCAAATAGTTCTTACAAAAGGATATATAGCTCATGTTGATCCTGAAGATTATGAGCGAATAAACAAATTCAAGTGGTGTGCCAATGTAAGATATAACGGGTATGTCAGAGCTGCGAGGATGAAAGATAGAAGAATAATCTATATGCACCACGAAGTTCTCGGAGTAGACTCAAGAGAACTGAACAACATGGAGGTAGATCATATTGATAGAGACCCTCTTAACAACAGACGAAATAATTTAAGAATTGTAACTCATGCAGAAAATGGAAGAAACACGCTAAGACATAAGAACAGGATAGGATATACCTATAATAGAAGAGCAAGTTTGTGGATGGTGTATCTCGATAATCCAGGAAGGCCGCGCAGATACTTAGGATATACCAAAACAAGAGCTGAGGCCGAGGAGAAAATTAGAGAGGCTCGATTGTGAAAGTTTATCAAACAGATATGCTTAAACCAAATGAACCGAAATCAGAAACGGAACGATTATGGATCTATAATGGTTTAGATTGCTGCGTAACCTACGAGGTTCTCGATGCGATCCTTCCACAGCTCGATAATCTCACTAGCTCCACATACGCTCTTTCACGGGCTCTTCAGGGCCCTGTAATGGAAATGAACCTCCGGGGAGTCTTGGTTGATGAGCGAGAAAGACAAAAGGCCGTTTCTAACTATCGTGCCGACATCGAACGACTCGAAGCCCAGCTCTACCGTATCGTACACGAGGGGCTCAACTTCACCCAGTTCTGTAACAGCGCTAAAACAAAAGCTTGGCGATCCAACAACCTTGTCGCGTCTTTGCTCTACGATATCCTTAGACTTCCTGAAATACGTAAACGTAATGAAAGAGGTGAAATGGCCCGAACTGTCAATAGAGATGCACTTGAGCGGCTCCAACTCCACTTCATTGCAAGACCAATTATTTCTCACATACTTGCTCTGCGAGATTTTGGAAAGAAAGTCGGTGTCCTTGAAACAGAGATTGACAAAGATGGCAGGCTCCGAACTTCCTACAACATCGCTGGAACTACAACAGGCCGCTTTTCAAGCTCTCTCAATGACTTCGGAACTGGCGGCAATCTACAAAATATTGAAGAGCGCCTACGACGCATCTTTATCTCCGATCCCGGCATGAAGTTCGCCAATATCGATCTCGAACAGGCAGACAGCCGCAATATAGGAGCATTGTGCTGGAATGTTCTCCGCGACCCCCGATATCTCGACGCTTGTGAGTCAGGTGACCTCCACACTTCGGTCGCTAGGATGTCAAACCCAATGCTGGGATGGACGGGTGATCTCAAGAAAGATCGAGGAATCGCCGAACAACCCTACTACCGTCACCATAGTCTTCGCCATGTGTGTAAAGTGCTCGGGCACGGTACAAATTACCTTGGAACTCCCTACGAAATGTCCAAGCATACAAAAATCGAATCCTCCCTAATCAAGGACTTCCAGTCCCTATACTTCTCCACGTTCCCTGCAATCCCCCGCCTCCACGAGTGGGTACAACAGCAAATCCTTGAGCATGGTCACCTTGTAACGCCCTTTGGGCGTAAGCGTTGGTTCTTTGGTCGCCGGGACGACCGAGATACCCTCAAACAGGCAGTCGCCCACATGGGCCAGTCAATGACTGCTGACGAGATGAATAACGCTATGCTGGCGCTATGGCGACTCCACATCGTGGAGTTTCTTCTACAGGGCCACGACTCAATACTAATACAGTATCCCGAGGAGAAAGAGAATGAGATCATCCCGCAGGTTACTTCTGCAATGCGAGTTCCCTTGGAACTTGAGGGTGGCCGTCAATTTATAGTTCCGGTTGAAGTTCAAGTGGGCTGGAATTGGTCAAAAGCAACTCAGGATAATCCGAATGGTCTCTCAAAATGGCCTGACAGCCGAAAAAAGACAGAGACTAACGATCGAACAGAGGCCCTCTCAGCAAGACAAAAAGCTTTAGAGGAACTGCTGAATGATCGAGGGGCAGCAAAGAAGACTGGGATCGTGGATTGACTCCTATATAGAGTATACAGAAATCACACCATCCCCGCCTATATTCCGAAAGTGGGTCGCGATTTCCTTCGTCGCGGCTGCCATGGAGCGCAAAGTCTGGATCAGGACAATGGGAACATCCCTGTATCCTGGTCTATTTACCATTCTTGTAGGCCCTCCAGGCATTGGTAAGGGCCAGGCCATCCATCTAGGTGAGCTTATCCTCCGTTCCGTGCCCGAACTCCACATTGGCCCCTCTGACATGACCGCCGCCAGCATGATCGATGCCCTCAATGAGTCGGCACGTCAGATAGTTCTCATGGGCGATCCACCTATTATCGAGTTTAATTCCCTCACTGTCATTTCCCGCGAACTCGGAGTGCTTATTCCCGCGTGGGATGCAGCCTTCATGAACAATCTCACCGATATCTACGATGGCTTCACAGTCGACCAGAAGCGTCGCGGCAAGGAACTCCACATCAAGATAGCCAATCCCCAAATAAATTTATTAGGTGCTTGCACCCCTGGATACCTCAGCCAGATCATGCCAGCAAGCGCGTGGGACCAGGGCTTTATATCCAGGACCATCTTGGTCTTTTCAGGTCAGCGGACTACCAAGGACCCCTTCGTGGACGAGCAAGCACTCTTGGCCTCCACTCGACTCCACAACGATCTACTCCATGACCTCAAGAGCATTGGTACCACTATCGGCGCCATGTCCTTCACCACTCCAGCCGCGGCGGCTATCAAGGCCTGGATAAGGGACGGCTGCAAACCCGAGCCCGCTCATCCAAAGCTCCAGTTCTACAATTCCCGGCGCATAGCACACCTACTCAAACTCTGTATGATCGCCAGCGCATCCCGCAAGGACGACAAGATCATTGCCCTTGAACACTACACCGAGGCCCTCGACTGGCTCATCGAGGCCGAGCGTTATATGCCCGATATCTTCAAGTCGATGGTCAGTGGCGGTGACTCGGCCGCGATGGAGGAGGCCTGGAACTTTGTGTGGACGCTTTATTCCAAAGAGAAAAAACCCATCGCAGAACATCGTGTCGTCCACTTCCTCCGCGAGCGCCTTCCAGCTCACTCGATAATGAAAGTCATCGAGGTGATGGTCAAATCAAAGATGCTCGAAATATCAATCGGCGAGACAGGCTTCAATGGCTACAAACCCGCCACGAAAGAGGCCAGAATGGAGGGTCTCTAGGCCTTAAATTTAGTCCAATCACTGCCTCGGAACATTGCTTCCTCGGCGTTCCGTCGGCGTGTTAGCCCTGCAAGAACCTTACCTCCGCCCTTGTTCCACTTCTTAAACTCGGTCGCGGCTCCATCGTAGTCTTTTACATTGAGTTTCTTCAACAGTGTGGACTTTCCAAGTCCGCCAGTGTTGTAATCGAAGCTGACGAGCGCATCGAACTGACACTGCTTCAGTGGCACCTTAACGAGGTCGTTGACCCGCTTCTCGAAGATCGCAAGATCACTCGCAAGCTCCGCGTCGCACTCCTCACGAGTCCACACAGAGTCTCCTGTGATCCTCCGTCCATGATGATTGGTATGCCCCCAGCCAATTGTCAGAACTCCAACCGGGTCCTTATAGGCCTTATACTTCCCGTGGCCGACCGACTTCATGCAGCTCTCGAAGTGCTTGATCAGCTCTAAACCTTCCTCACTCTCCTTCATACTAGTCTCCTTTTGGGACTACGCACTTTGACAGTAGTTCCTGCGTATGACGAAACTCGTCAACCATCTTCTCGGTCAGCGCCTGGCGTTGATTATAGAACTGGTTCTGACTGTAGAATAAGAACACTAGCAGACAGATATTCGTGAGGATCATAGCCAGCGCCATCGGTTGGCTGCCGAGTGCATTCGCTACACTATTGGCAAATTTCCCAGCCTCTTCGAGTGCTCCAGGGTTCATGTCCATTACTCCAAGATTGAGATACTCCCGATCACAAACGGCACTACTTCGTCCTCATCCTCGAGAACAATCAAAACCTCATATAGCTTCGTTGCCAGGAGGCCCATTGTCTCAGGATCGGTTTTCCACTGAATAATCCCCGGCGCGGGTAGTATAACGTCACCATTAGTCATCGTAAGTGTAAGCTCTGCGAACCGTGTCACAGGGTCAACCAACTCGACTGTGATCTCGGTCAGTCCGGAGAAATCGTAATAGGTATCGTCGTCGATGCTCCTTACTTCAATATTCTCTAGCCACGTTCCGTGGATCGAGGCGGGCGGCAAAGAGCCTACATACATCGTCGTCTCCTACAGCTTGATATACCAGGTCACCAATAGTGACCGTGGAATATTGTTCATGGGCTGTCCACCACCTTGACTGCTGGTTATGAATGTGTGCGAGTGGGAACCATCAGTAGTGGTGAAACTATGTGTGTGATTTGCACTTTGAATTCCAGAAGTGAATGTGTGCGTATGCGCTGCGGTCCCTGTCGTACCACTGAATGTATGGGAGTGATCTCCATCAGTGCTTGTACTCGTGCTTCCACCCGACAGAATGCCAGAAGCATTCAGACCCTGCGCTGGGTTAAATGTCTGTATTGGGACAGTATGACTGTGTGCCCCCTGGGTGGAGGTTGTTCCACTGAACGAGTGCGAGTGGGCCGGGCTATCAGCGTTGGTCGTGCCAGAGTGTGTATGATCCGCGCTTTGAACACTGGTTGTTGCAGTATGTTGATGGGTTGGTGACTCCACGTTGGTAGTGCCACTGTGCGTATGCGCAGGCATCTGCGTGATGTCGAGTGTCAGCGTATTGATGCCGATCCTCGATCCAGGCGTAGTGGCATTACCGAGCCCGAATGTCAGTCCACTGAACCATCCGCCAGCGGTACTGCCCATATCATCCAGCCCAATAAACACTGAGCCCTGTGCATTTGGCAGGATAATATTCTTATTCGCAGCAAAATCCGATGCTGCACTCGCGCCCCGACCGCCAGAGACTGGTGCGATCGTGTCAGTGAGACTATTCCACAAATAACTAAAGAGGTCCGAAGTATCTGCATTCGCGCGCTCAGTACCTCCACTGGAGGCATTGCCCATAGTGCGTCCATTGAGCCGCACGAAGCCGGTCTTGGTGGTATTGATCAACTCCGCATGAACCATACCAGTCGATAGACTTGTCGTCGGATCAGGCGTGACCGTCAGTTCGACTGGATCTGGGTTGGGAATGTTCTGCGTATATGTCAGCTGGACTCCATCCGCCGTCTTTACCTGAACATCGTAACCGAGAATGTAAGGAACAAATACATCAGGCCAACGGCCAAAAGCATCAGCAACGACCGGATTAGGATGTGCAGAGCTCTCACCCGCATCTCTGTAAACAGTAAGCGGAGTTGTAGTGCCGCCACTGAAAAAGTACGCTACTGCTCCAGGAGCCTTCAGATCATCAGCGTAGCGTTCAACAATACCCGAGCGGTTCCATAGTGAGCCCAAGATAGGCCTCCTCTCGTATTTTCAGCTGAAACTCTCGTGCCTCAAGCGCCTCTCTTTTAGGGGTGGAGGCGTCCCGCGCGACAATCCCAGGAGGTCTTGGGAACTATCTAAACTGCGCATGGGCACGCCTCCTATTGCACCGGGAATAATCTTGGTGACGGAACCAAGGAAGGCCTAGGCGGCGGTATAGCAGGTGTTTTGATTATATCAGCATATTGGTCTCTATACTTCTTACCCTCTTCAGTAAGAGATCCATCTTGATTAACGAATGCCGGTTCCTCACCAACTTTACTCCTGACATATCTATCCATTACTGGTAGGCGGGCTCTCGTAAGCGGTTTATCAGCTAAATATTCTTCTGCAGCTCTACCGCCAGCCATTGCCTTATCTAACACTGTTCGCATAATCTTCGACAGAAGCTTGTTCCCTTCAACTGATGTTGACAGGTTTGGAAACATTGCAGCTATATAATCTCTATCAGCATTAGAGATCTGGTTACCCAATGTTCCAAGCTGCGCATATCCAACTTGATTAGAGAGAGCAAGAAAGGCCTCGGCTAATCTCGCCGATCGGATTGGTCCTTGAAGCTGACTAATCTTCTCTATATCTGGAACAGGAAGCCCCATTTCCTGCGCTGTTCTGGAAAGCGCTACCAATGCGCTCAGACCCTTAGCCACGTATGCAACCCCTGCCCCAGACTTAAAGTCTGGGTTTGCCATTATGGAGTCCATAGTATCTAAGGCATTCTTCTGCTTTTCAGCATTAAGCATCTGCTCTCGATAACCATTTTTACCACTGTAAGCAGTCAAAACTTCTCCTGCCTGCTTTTCTGCCAGCTGTGGCATAATCTTATATTCTCTATAAGTATAGTATGGCTCACCAGCTTTCATATCTTGAATAAGCTGAAGACGATACTCCTGCATATCCTTCGGCATTTTCATCTGATCAGCAATATTAGTATACTGCGTCATCAAAGCACGAGCCATAGAACTATTACCGTACTTTGGCGGGATCATCATAAGCCTTCTCTCTATCTCAGTTCTAGCAGCATTAAGATCACCTCCGAAACTTGGAACATCTATTGGCTGCGGCAAAGATGCCTCTGCCGACGGAGCTGCCCCTCCCGGACCAGACACAGGAGCAAGTCCCTGCGGCAAAGGACCAGACGGAGACATGCCTTGAGCCCACGCTGGAAGCGCAGCTGGGGGAACCATCTGCCCCCCGGTCTGCATCCCGACCGGAATAGCCTCTGGAGCAGTATCTGGAGTAGGATATGGTCCAGCCAATCTCGTTGCAGGAGTTGTTGACGAGTCCATCCCACTCTGAGCCCGTGCTATGATAGCATCACTTGGACTTAGAGCTGTGGCAACTGGGTTCGGGACTGTAGGCGGCTCTGCTTGGGATTGTCTACCCAATCCAACTGGTGGTGCTCCAAGAGGAATTGGTGGCGGAAATGCTGCTCCTGGTGCAGGCGCACCTGTCGGAGGTGGTCCAAAATCTGTTGGTGCTGGAAGCTCAGGTGTAGGCGCTGATGGAAGACCCCTTCCGTATATAGCCGGTAGATTCTTGGCATACTGTATATCCGCAGCAGCACGCTGCTCTGCCGCATATTTAGCAGTAGCAGCATTGTATAGTTGAATAGCAATCTTAGGGTCACCGCCAAGTCGTAGTACTCGTGCAGCTGTTTCTGCAAGCGATGTATGACTACCAGTATCCAGATCCTTCAGCGCAGTTTGCGTTTGTCGGTCCTGCTCCGCAGTCCGATACACATCGGGCAACTGCCCAATCGGACTAAAATCTATCCTGAAGTCATATGGACTTGCCATGGTATCCTCCTAACCAAACTTCAGTTGCGGAGCGAACGCGGCGGGATTATACAGCTTCGCACCGAGGGTTGCCAAGTTCTGTCCCAATCCAAACAGATTTGCCGACCCCTGCAACTGCGCCTGTGCAGCCTGCTGATACGTCGGAGTCTGCAACCCTGCGATATTTGTAGCGGCACCAGTTCCAATCCCCGTGAGTCCCTGTAGGAAGTTGGCCTGGTTCTGCCCGCCTGCGGTAAGCAGATTGGCCAGATTACCATAGCCCTGAGCCGCGAGATTGGATAGATTGGTCCCAAGCCCAGTGTACAGGTTGGCTGCATTCGCGCCCGTTCCACTCAGCAGATTAGAAAGCTGCCCACCCGTGCCTGTGTAGATGTTAGCACCGGAAGTGCCTCCAGTCAACAGAGCGTTGCCAACCCCTGATCCATATCCACTCAGGGCATTGACACCTAACGGCAATAGTTGACCCTGGTTGGCCGTGAGGTTCTGCAGCCAATTTCCATACTCCGTGTTGGCAAGACCCTGTCCAAACTGCAGTGCTTGTTGCAGCGTATTTCCACCTGCACCCATACCAGTTGCGTTTGCGGCACGAGTGAGTGCATCGAGTCCCTGTCCTAACTGAAACTGATATCCAGGAGATTGTTGAAAAGCTGCTACTGCTGCTGCATTGCCAGCTGGCCCACCAAGTCCCAGCGCGTTCTTGAGCATATCACTGTATGCGCCGCCGCCAGCCAGTATATTCGACCCGGCCAATCCAAGTGGCGAGTACGCTGCCGTAGCCCCTCCAACCCCGCCATAGAGCGCTCCTAAGCCACCACCCTGTCCGGCGTAGAGCGCCTGCGCGGCATTACCAGCTCCCCCATAGAGAGCACTAAGCGCGGGATCAAGTGATCCCTGAAGATACCCTGTGCTAAGACCTATACCCGTCTTGAGAGCATCAGCCCCTTGGGCAGTGCCGCTCGTAAGGGCGTTCAACCCCAGTGCCTGATTAGCGTTTATAGTGTTGGTAATATTTCCTTGAACACCCTGGAGATATGCCTGCTGCTGCTTGGCGGCATCAATCGCCGGTTGTCCAGTGAAGGCGTTTGTCAGTATATCGAAGATACCCATCTCGAGTCTCCTCAGAACGGATTTATGACATGCCAAGCAATGGCACAGTCATTAGTTGGCGCTGTGGCCATGCGGAACGTGGCGCTGCCAACAGTCGGCACGACATTCTTGAGTACAGCCGTCGCATCGTTATTCTTGATCATCGCAAATACTAGGCTATCGGCAGTGATGAGATCGTTGGTCAACACCAGCGACGTGGCCGAGGCTGCCATGATGACAATGCCACAAGGGAAGTTAAGCGTCACATTACCGGTACCGATAACAATATTAGCCTTCAACGAAATCGAGCCGGACCATTTCTGCTGCGCCATAGTGCTCGATGGATTACTACCGGCACCGGCATTGACATACTGCATCAATCCGCTGGATGTGCAGGTCTGAAAGTCCATTCCAACGTTGGTCGTATTGACTCGGATGTGAGTACCAAACCCCGGCCAAGCAACGGCAGAACCGGCATCCGCGAGATACTCATTGATTGTAATCGCACCCTGAAGACACTTCCTGACATCAATTCCGGTATTAAGACGTCCTCCTATTCTAATGCCAACATCCCACGCCAATGTGTCGGCGCCTCCGGTGCCGAGCCCATCGGAAACTGGCCCCAGGCTATCACAGCCGAAGGCCGTTCCCATCATGCGGCCACCGTTGTTGATGACGCTCATGAAGCCGCGATAGCTGCCGCCGTTCGTATAAGCAGCCATGTGATATTGAAATCCACTCACATCCGGGTACGGGCAGATCGGCATTTCAATGATATGGCCGACCGACCAGGTCGAGGTGCTGTTCTCGCAGATCAGTTTGCCGGTCGCACTGTTGCCGCTGCTGACAACGCGCAGCACTTTGGCTTTCGGCCGAATGGTAAACGTGCTCGGCGCCCCCTTGCCGCGATACGAGGCATCACCAGCGACCGAGGTGGAATAGATGCCCATCGCTGTCGTGGTGCCGACATTGAGTATCTCATACCAAGATCGTAACCTATTCGATCCTGAGTCAAATGGGCTATTGGTATAGTCATCCGTGGCCAGACTGATGGCGCCGATGTTGAGCGAATTGCCGCCCACCATGTTGTTGGCCCAGGAAGTGCCGGTTCCGGTGAAGCCACCACCGGATATGCTCGACACCGTGCCAGTAGTAACCGGGGTCGCCGACAGATTAATAATGATCCTGTCCTGACCCATGAAGTTGGCATCGCCGGAGCCAACGTCCAACACCAGGGCTGGCTTTATTGTCGCCCCGTTAGAATGATTATAGTAGAAAATAGCTGTGATCGTTCCGATACCAACAGCCGTGATCTGTACTGCCTCCATAGTGGGTGAGGCGCTTGGAATTTGCTGGTCGATGACTACCCAATCGCCCACACCGGCACCACTGGTTGAGGCAACTGTAACGGTCTGTGCAACAGTGCTCGCTGTGATCGCTTGCGTCGTGGTAGAATTATAGCTTGATGTCGTTACAGTAGAGATAGTCGACTGAACCAGAAAGCCCTGCTGCTTCAGATCAGAAACCAGCGCCCAACCCTGACCCTCGTCACCGTTTACAGGGCCGCCGGAATACTGAACAGCCTGATTGCCCCAGATTGCCGTATCGCTCATGCCATAGCTGATCATAGTCTGGCCGTAGATGAATTTCTGGCCAGCTGCCCGTGCCGTCTGCGAGGTATTCAACGTCAAAAATGTCTTCTTGGCAGTGGTACTTCCGCCATTGGTGGCCTGCCCATGCACGGGGAAGAAGTTTATTTCGACCGCTTCCTCATTGGTAAAGCCAACATCGGTTGTAGAGCTGTCAGTAGTGACATCAATCTTTAACGCGTTGTGATCAGTTGGATTATTGGTCGGCAGGTTTGGATTGAAAGCCTGCACGGCAATCCCACTTGGAGCCGAACCGTCGCCAATCCTTAACGAGCCCGAACTTGAATTCCAAAGCGCAGAGAGCGTACCAGTAACATTCCCACCAGAGTTATAAAGTATGTTACCCTCGTTACCTAATCCACCTCCACCTCCGCCAGAAGGGGGCTTTGCCAACTGAGTAATCCATGAGTACCAATCAGGTGTCCATCGCCGATTGGTATCAACAACTTCCGAATACGGATCAAGTGGATCGAGTGTTGTCATCCTGAGAACCCTCTTGGTTCATCCTCCACTACACCACCCATCAAGCCCACATGCACTGGATCTGAAACGCTCAGTCGATACCGTATGCCCTGCCCTTTGGACAATCCACAGCTCAGAACATATGGATGGGAGCGAGTCTGCCCTGGACCTCCCAGACGTCGAGTCACTGGGAGTCCGAAGGTGTATCCGCCATCGAGTGACCACGAAATAAGTACCTTCGGGTCCGCGATGCCTGGATAACTGCCAACGCCAGTTGTACAGTTGAAGCTTGCTCGCGGAATAACTATGCCGCGTGGGAAGTTGTGCAATGCTCCGCTCTCGACCTGCCATATCAAAGGATCGGTCCCCTCGAGAAAGTACGTGCCACTGATCTGATACAGTTCCCCGCTATATTCATCCCCGATAAGCCATCGATCGAAGATACGCAGGGACTTCATTCCCTTCCAATTATCTCTATTATACGACTTCCTTTCATTCCATTCTCCTGTCGAAACATTGTGCTCCCATGTCCAGTCTTCATGACAGGTAAGCACCCAAAACGCTGAGCGACCGTACATATACACGAAGGCCTCAATCAGATCCCTCTTTCCGTTAATCACACTCTGTTGTATCGACCGACTTACATCATCCGTAGAAACTGGAACTGGTGTGTATCCGTCGAGCCGATATACCACAAAGTCATCCCCAGCCCAAAGCAATTGGTTAGCCCAACCAGTTTCCCATCCGGCAATGGCATGAGTCCCAACAATGCCCCGAGGTATGGTGACCTCACGAGCAAACGGAAACGGCAGCGTGCCTGCGTCCCTGTAAACACCGGTCCACTTGTCTCCAAAAGCATACAACCTTCCCGCATATCGCACCATCCTTCGAACAAAGAGTCCCTGTTCCGTCGTGAATGACAGCGCATTCACGTTAACCGAGTTCAGATCACTCGCGAATATTCTTCCATCTCCAAAGGACCACACAAAGTATCCATCAAAATCGCATACGCTTGTAGGGCTCGCTGGCAGATCGGGATCAGCGAACGCTGTCGGCGGTGACGCAGTAAACAAATTGAAGCACCCATTAGAAGTTACCACTGCCATATTATTTGGCGAGGCATTATTACGTGCTGTTGTTACTGGATCAGTCCCATTCAACGCTCCAACATCGGTGATAGCGAATGTCGGATCGAACGATAGCACTCTATCATCCACGATCCATAGGGCCTCTGAAGCCCCTGTATCAAGGAAGCCCCTCGTATGAATATGTCCAGTCTGTATCGCCATCCGTTCCAGCCCCGGAGATCGCCGGATAACAATCTGCGCTGGCGCTCCCACTGGCATCTTGTCCGCGAAGGCGTTTATCAGTCGCCCGGCACTCTCCTGCGGCCGTTGTCCCGGCGCACTCGTCGGTGGAAATAGGATTGGTACGGTCATTAGAAATAATCCGCATCCATATCTGCATAACTCGGTCGACTCGAAGTCAACCGCCGAAGTTGCATCTCGAAGTACTCCTTGATCCCAGGGTCATACTGCTTTCCGGCGATCGGAGTCGATATATTCGCTAATAAACTCGCCAACGCGTCGAACCATTCGCTTGGGATAAAATCAGTGTTAACTACGTTACAGATGCCGTTCGAGGCCAACTGCATCAGCAGCGGATCAATGTTCCTATCGATCCGCTCACTATACTCCGCCTCCAGCGGCTGACCGGTGCCCACAATGTTCAACTTAAGGGCTGCCTCAAGTATTAGATCTCCCCTAGTCTTGTTGATATCCATTATGCTGTCCTCAGATCGATACCAATCTGCAGTCGGGTGATAGTCGAAACGCTGTCGAAGTTGAAGCGGAAACTGTCACCTGCATTAACCGCCACGTTCCATCCAGTCAGAACCGTGTCCTGGTACTTGATCGCACTCGACAGTGTGGGCTTTGCCGCAGCAGTTATAGTGTCCGCTACCGTAGGTGGATAGTTGGCGTAGGTATCCTTCCAGATATCCAATACCACACTCCCAGTCTGATCTGCCAGAAGCGTGACGCCAACAATCGTTCCAGTGAAGGGGATGTAAAGATCACCCTTGATACCCGTAGTGAGTACCGATCCATTCTGATACACTGTGAACGGCAGCGCACGTATGCGCTGGTTATTCGTTAACTCTAGGTTACCCGCCCCGGTGAACCCAAGGCCCCCGGAAACGGGCGTCGCGGCTGGTGATCCTGCTCCAACTGCCCTGGCAACAATAGTGGCCGCTGGCATCGACTCAAGTGCGGCCAGTGGAATATTTGCGTAAGGAGCCACCGCAAAAACATAGGTACCTCCATTCTTAGTTATGGTTATCCCATTTCCGGCGAGCACGTTCGCCGGAAACCTGGGAAGCAGCCGTGCCCGTAGACTTGGCTGCGTAGAAGATGCGATAGTCATTTCAGCCCCTTTGGCACGGGCTTCAGCTTCTTTTCAGCCGGTGACGCCTCAACTAGCGGCGCCTCAGCCACTGGTTCCGTAGCCGGAGGCTCCGGTGGTTTTGGAACCGGCTCGCCTGGCTTCGCCACTGGATGCTGCGCTGATACTGTCGAGGGCGCTGGATACAGCTCATCATCCACGTCTGTCGGCTCAGGCTTCTTGTAGCCCTCCACCTTGAAATACCTATTCTTTGCATACACCGCGAGCATCCGTTCGTCAGTAACTTCGCGCGCCTCACCCTTCTTGAATTCCCCAGCCTCTTCGATAGTCTGATCTTCTTCGCCTAACCATGTCACCTGCGCCATGTCATCCTCCTTTGGAAAAAGAGGGAGAGCCAGGGCCACCTAACCCTCCCCAAGTTGGCGCTAAACCTCGTTAAGCCACCGGCTTGATGAAGCCCACGTACGTAAAAGCCTGCCCTGCGGTAGCGCCGCCCGACAGAGTTGCCCAGACGTCCGTGTCTGCAGTCGTTGGCTGTGTGAGTGCGGCCAGAGGAAAGATCTGCGTAGAGCCAGCCGTAACCGTGACGCCGGTCTGGACTTGGCTGCCACCAGAGGCAGTTCCGTAGGCCAATGCTGGAGTACCACCGGTGAAGGCGGTCTGGACCCTGGTGATGATGTGAGTGATAATACATCCGCTTGGAACAGTTCCGAGCTTGACGTTTACCGCAGCACCACCAGCGTCGGCCGAGAATGTCCCAGCGATATACTGAGCCACTTCGTAGCCGATTTCGCGTGCCGAAGTCCGGCTGTTGAGCTGAGATACCATCTGAGCACCTCCTTAATCAGCCTGCGATGCGAAGAACCCGGTAGCAATACCCCACTGCTTGAGTGCGGTACCAGTATTTGGGTGCTTCTTGAACATCTTGCTGACACCGTAGGCCATCTCGATGCCTGTGCCAGTGATGAAGCCGTAGTCGTCCTCTTTGCGGAACGTAGGCTTCGCCATCTGACCCCAACCAAACGCAACGGCCTGCTGACCACAGAGGAACACAGGCTCGACTCGGCCGGTATAGCCAGCTGGAGTGCCAGCTGCGCCCGCTGTGAGCAAGGTCGTCCAGACGTTGGTGACGAACTTGCTAATTTCCGGTACCAATCTGACGATCACACCATCATAGATCTGATCGCCATCTTGGAAGATCGGGTTTTTGAGACCCGGCGCCTCGCGGGGCCGAGCATCCTTATTGATAGTCTCCAGCGAGATCTTGAGATCGCGGAACGTATTCAGTCCCGCGAAAGCCACGTAGTGCTCATATCCATCCTCAGTCCGATATGGACGGATATGAGGATCAGCAGCCATCGCTATCCGCTTGAGCAACGACAAGTTCGTAGCCGTGAACTTATCATTGGTCCCATCAAGGCTGGCCAGCGAGCTGGCGTGGTTGCCAGCTACCAAGTTCGAGGTAGCATTCCCGAACAGAATACGATCGTTGTTATCGGTCTGCCACGTATTCTTCTGCGCGGCCGTCGCTAGATCGTACTGGATGCCATTCACCCTTACCCCACCCGAAGAGACTGGAAGGGTTTCGGTCAGGAGAGCCATCATAGACGCGATGATCTCGTCCCGCTGAAGTTCCTTACCCCAATCACTCAACAGGGGCTTGGCCTCACCGAAGACGTCCGCCGAGTCCTTCTGGTTCTCTGCCTTTGTCGTGACAACTGCGTGCCGCGCCCACTCCAATCGCAGACGCATCCCGTAGTTATCAATCCGCTCTTCGTTCCCGACCAGGGTCTGGGTCGCAACGCCAGCACCCTGAAGTCGGGTGACGAGCGGAATATTCATGTCCTCGCCTCCGGCTTTCAACTCGTTCCGCAGGCGAATGATTGCTGTCAAGCCCTCGGCCATATAGGGCGAGAACATATTCTCTCGAACAAACTCCCGGTTTATGTCCTTCGTAAACTGGATGAGTTTGTTATTGGGATCGATAGTGGTTACAGCCATCGCTGCAATCCTCTCTCGGTATGGTCCAACCGCTTTGCGGTTAAGCCATACGTATTACTGTCCCTTTGGCGCCCTTGCGTACGCCCAGAGACTGGCATCACTCCCATCGCCGACAGTGCCCCCATTAGGCTGGGCCGCTGTGGCCTTTGAAAGTGACGGCGGAAGCTTCACTGCTCCTGGCTTTCCGGCAGCACCCGCGCGGACTTTCTCCAGCATACTCGCTTGGAACTTAGGATCAGCGAGTTGCTGTTCGAGTCGTGCATTGAACCAGGCCTCTGGATCAGCCCCAACCGTACTCAAGATCGATTGGTTCTGATACCACTTGACCGCCGCGTCGTAGCGGTTTGGCGCCTGCACAACTCTCTCATAGTCCACCGGATCGAGAGTCTGATTGTTCATCGCCTCGAGAAAGGCTTCCTCAGCTTTACTAACCGCATCAGGAGTATGGACGCTTTCCGCGACCATTCTGCCCATTGCCATAAGCTGTTGCTGTGTCTGCTGAGCAAATGGCGCAAGCGCACGAACAATCAACTCGTTCGTAGCCTGATCGGGGTTATCGTAGAAGTTCGTCGGCTTCGCCGCTGGCTGTTGAGCCGTGAGCTGGCGGACGTGCTCCTCGAGTTGTCGCAATCGATCCTCCGCAGCCCTGCGCGCATCGGCCTCTTCTCGAAGCCGCCACGCTGGGATACCCGGCTCCATTGGAGCCTGTTGTTGAGGTTCCGGCGCTGCCGGTTCCTCTGGAGGGACTGCTGCCGGTTCAACTTGCTGCTCGGGCTCCGGCCGCGCCGGAGGTGCGAGAGCCTGCTGAAACAACTCTTGCTGGGTAGCCTGTTCTTCTGCCATTGTACCTATCCTTCCGTAGTGTCGTTACGGTGACGAAGGCCAACTATCGTATGGCCGTCACGGAGAGTCCGTATCGTGGACTCATACGCAGTTCATTTACCTCGGTATCCTCCGGGTCGGAGCCGAGCCAGCGTTTGGGCAAATCGTGCCCGCTGCCCAAGCTTGCCTCCAGCATGAGCCGCCTTGGCGATCTTGCTCGCCGGTATCTTCTGTCCCTCTGGTACCCCCAATTCCCTATGGAGTGCTCCAGGGTGCTTGATTGCGCCCGCGATGAAGTTTTTCGCCATTATCGCCTCCTATAATCCCCAGGTCGCAGATTATTCAACCCGCCACGGCGCCTCGGCGCTACATCCGGACCGTCCTGAGGCCTTCCACCTCCAGCCCTTCGCTGTACACTCAGCGCAATCGCAATCGCCTGCTTCCGGGGCTTTCCGGCTGCGATCTCCCTCTCGATATTCGGTCCCACCGCAGCCTTACTTGGACTTTTGATTAGTGGCATTTCGCCCTCCTGCGCCATTCTGTCGCTGTTGTCGCATAGTCAACTCGTGCTTCTGTTGAGTGTGCATCATCTGCTGTGCATTCTTGGCCGCGTTCATAGCGAGGCCCATATTGGCCTTCTGCTGATCGGCCCTCAACTTCGAGGCCTGTGTAGCCGCCCCAATCTGGGCCTTCACCACATCGCCCTGGACCTTCGCAGCCGTTTCAGCCTGCTTCATCTGATGCTGCTGCACAGCCATAGCCGAGTCCATCCGCCTCTCGATGATCCCGTGCGCGCCGCCCTGGGCCGTTTCGACAGCTTTGGCCTGATTGAGCTGGGCCTTCGACTGCGACTCAGCTACCTTCGCTTGTGCGGCCTGAAGTTCGAGCGCCTGCGTCTGCATCTGGATCGGATTTGGTGCCTCAAGTATCCCCAACAGCTTCTTCTTAACACTCGCCTGCAGCGGAGCCAGCTCCAGCAGGATCTGAGGTGGAATATTGGCCCCCTGGGCCGTGAGCGCCACGAGTGTGTCGTAGGCATCGGCCATCATGTTCACTTCATCTGGACCTTCATCCAGCATGAAGTTCACGTCCAGCTGTCCTACCGCATTTATCATCCTCGGCAAGCCTGTGCGCGGATCAATTCCCACTCCGTTTAACATAACAGCCTGCGGCAAGCCCTCCGAGTCGGTGACCCTGATCCACCGCTCCGCAGTCCAGTACCGCTGCACCGCAGCCCAAATCGCCCGATAAATCCTGAGCTTCCAATTCTTCACTCCGATCACAAACGGCCCCAGCTCGGCAAACCCCGCCTGCTGGAGCAGGTTTATTGCCCTCCCAGATTTATATTCGAGCCCCTGCCCTATCAGGGCCGGATTTGGTCCAAAGTTCTCAATCTCAGCTTTGGCGTCCTCAAGGAACTTCAACTGGCCTTCGACGTTGGCGATCCTTGCCTGATCGTCGAACTCCATCTCGAAGCCCTTGTTGTAGATAACAACGCCATCTGGCCGTACAGCTTCACGTCGTGCAATCTCGATGTCGCTAAAAGCACCGTCCTCAGCTTTGATCCGCCTCGAATTAAGTTCATGAAGTCCTTTTGAACGTCGCTGGTTAATCTCATCTTGAGACGATCGAAGATTCCTAACGAAGCCATAGCGATCTCCCTCGTGATCCACAAAACTTGAGAACATAATATACTTGCAGATCGGGTTCCCGGCCTCATCGTAGAACAGACTCTTTCCCTCCATAAGGATTGCAGATCCAGTGAAGATGGTATAGCACCATCCGCCCCTGTGCTTGTAATAGATATCCACTACCCTTACCCGCTTGTAGTCCGGGTTTACATCGAACCAGCGCTTTTCCCTGTCCGGGTTAGAAGTCAAGTCCGAGCCGCGCTCCAACGAGGCCTCAAGGATATCTGCACTATCCGGGAACAGGTTCTGCGCATCCTCAAGATCAAGCCACTTTCCTTGCCCCATGTATCGAGCATCACTGAAGTCGTGCATATACGAGCGTGGATCGTAGAAGAAACTATCACCGATGACCAGGGCAAAACCGATCTCATTGTCTCCTACATCACCTTGTTCCAGTGTTAACTCGATTCCACCATAACCGTCAACGGCGGCCTGATCGATCGCGAAGGGGAACAAGTCGCTCCTCAACTCCGACTCCACTACATATCGCACCACACTCGTCGCCAGCTCGGCCGCGTTTTCGTCTGTAGTTCGCGGATTTCGTGGATAGGCTTTTGGGTCCTGTTTCTGTCTCTCCATCAGCCCAATCACTGAGTCGATCTTCCGCCCAATCCGATTATATGTCACTACAGGCTGTCGTCGCCTATTGAACGTCTCCACTTGACCAGTAGTCCACTGTGCCCCATGCCTATAGGCCCTCGCATTCTGCTGTTCCTCGATCTCGAGCCGCTTCGATCCCACGTAGTCCATATACGCTCGTTTACACTTTGCAAGCGACCAATAACCCTGATCCTCATCGTCAGCCGAGGAGGTCATCCTGTTGGGCGGAATAACTGACGAAGAGTAGCCTGGATTTATCGCCATCTTCGCGTTCCCATAACCAGTCGGCCCTGGCGTCCTTTAGATGCTCTAATTCCATAATCAGAGTCCAGACTTCTTCCAATCGGGAAGTCGTAGAATATCACCTCAGCCCTCGGGAATGGAGCAGGGAATGCCTCCATTCGGCCATTACCAAAGAAGTTGGCTCCAACCACCATATTCAGATTGGCATATGGTAGTAATCCACCCTGGCCACTGAAGGTAGCCTGCATCGTTATCAGTGCTGCAGGCCTTATACTGATATCAGCACTAAGCGCCCCAAGACCGCTAAAGCGGCTGTCAACCTTCATCTTCAGGTTGGCATACGGGCTGAGTCCACCTAAACCACCATAGGTAGCTTGCACACTCAATCTGAAGGTTGACAGTGCACTCAGTACACCAATGCCGCCGAAGGTTGCCTGCGCGGCCATCTTCGCCACTGTCGCGGCACTCAGTGTCCCAGTGCCCGCGAACGTGGCCTGTGCAGTGAATACATTCGCTCCAGTGACGCGAAGGGCATCACCACTCAGCGCGCCAACACCGTTGAAGGTGGCATTGACCACCATCGACAGGTTGGCAAGTGTCGATAGCCCGCCAGCGCCACTAAATGTAGCAGAAGCAACTAGATTGTTAACTATAAGGGCACTCAGTGTACCTGAGCCATTAAACGTGGCCCTTGCAACGACCCCCAGGAAACCGGCAGCACTGAGTGATCCGGCCCCCTGGAAGGTCGCGGCGGCAGGCATCCGCAGGAACGGTGCGGCGGACAGTCCGCTCGATCCAGCGAGAGTGGCTGCTACAGTATTAACCAGCGAAGCGGAGGCACTCAATCCACCAGCGCCGTTGAACGTGGCCTGAAGTGGAACCGCAGCACCGACCTTCGTCAGATCGGCCGCCATGCCGCCAGTGCCATTATAGGTCACTGAGACCGACATTGCCAGGTTGGCGAGTGCACTGAGCGTACTTCCACCAACAAGGGTCGCCGTCGCTGATAGACTGAGCTGCGATACAGCACTCAGTGATCCGGCCCCGCCGAAGGTGGCTTGAGCCGTCATCACCTGCACTGAAGTAGCACTCAGCGATCCCGAACCCTGGAATGTCGCCGCCACACCGCGCACGGCCTGGGCATCAGCACTCAGCGACCCGGTCCCGCTGAAGATCGCCGATATCGAGTGCTTTTGAGATAGCGTCGCACTCAGTGATCCAGTCCCATCGAACTCCACACTCACTGGCATCAACAGCCGTGAGAGAACAGACAGTGAACCCGCTCCAGCGAGGCTCGCGGAAACCGTCGCAAGCAGGTTCACTGTTGCTGACAGGCCACTACCGCCGGTGAGGTTGGCCTGGGCAGCCATAATAGCCGTTGTGGCCGCACTCAATCCGCCTGCACCCTGGAAGGTAGCCTGTGCAGTCCAGTTGGTAATTACCCCTGGAATAAACGCGTCGCCGCTCAGTGAGCCCACACCATTGAAAGTTGCCCTAACGGGCATAAGTAACTGAGGCTGTACACTCAGCGTACTGGAACCATTCAAAGTAGCCGCGGCCGGTCGAGAAATTCTTCCATCAGCACTCAGGCTACCAACGCCATCGAACTCTGCATCGGTATCCATCCGTAGATTTGCGGTGACCTGTATCGAGCCTGTGCCACCAAAAGTGGCCCTCGCGAACCAGAATACATCCGAGTCGGCGCTCAGGCTGCCAGCACCCTGGAATGTTGCCGCCACGCTGAAAGTCATATTCGGCGAGGCACTCAGCCCGCCTACGCCACTAAATGTGGCCCTCGAAGTCAGAATTAAATCGCCGTCCGCACTGAGTGTACCAGACCCGTTTAATGTTGCCTGTGCTGTCCAGGTTGTCGTTCCGACAACCCTCAAAGCATCACCACTCAGCGAACCAGCGCCCGCAAAGGTTGCCTGCGCGAAGATCACTCTCATCGCAGCGGCGCTCATAGAGCCCGCACCCGCGAAGGTGGCCGCCACGACCATCTTCTGATCGAGATCAGCACTCAGCGCGCCCGCGCCTGGCAGAGTTGCTTGTGCCGTGGCGGGCTTCAGATTGGCACTGACCGACAGTGTGCTGGCTCCGGACAGGGTGCCCTGCACTGCCATCTTCATCCCGGCCGAGCCAGACAACGCTCCGACACCACTGTATGTCGATTGTGCAGTTATCGGAACTGCGGCGCCCGAATAGGTAAGAACGAGGATACCACCGCCAGCGCTGCCAGCCGTGCGCGTGCTGCCAGTATTGCGCATACCGCCACTGGAGCCACCGCCGCCACCATAGCTACCGCCGTTGCCGCCCGTCGTAGTGGCTGCAGTATTGTTGGAGTTGCCACCCGCCCCGCCGCCTCCACCACCAGCACCTGCTGAGGTGCCGTCGTTTGGACCACCACTGTTATCGGTCCAGTCAGTTGCATTGCCGAGTGAACCACCCGCACCAGCGGTCGAGCCTACACCAGCCGTCGAGGAGCCGTTGCCGCCGCCGCCACCACTACCATCCGCACCAGCGCCGCCAGTTGCGCCTCCAGCGCCACCAGCTGTGCCAGCCGTATTGGCACCGCCTGCGCCACCTGTCGTGCTCGCGCCCGCGCTTGAACCGGCAGTAGACGATCCGCCATCCGAGCCACCACCGCCACCACCACCGCTCGGGCCGGTAGTGCCGCCCGCTCCACCAGCCTTGCCAGTGCCATCTGGTCCGCCAGAGCCGCCACCAGCACCACCACCTGTGCCGCCACCGGCAGAGGCACCACCAGAGGTACCCCCAGCGTTGCTCGTGGTTACGGTATAAGTGACTCCTGGTGAGCCAACATTCGACGCACTAGCGCCGCCGATGCCGCCACCGAATGACGGGCTGCCGATGGCCGTGCCGCCACACTGCACTTCATTGCCGTTGGCTGCGCCGGTGCCAGAGGCCGGTGCTTCTTGCCAAATGGTGCTGTCGCTGGTGGTGGCGTTAGGGTTGTTGGTAGTGGCGTTATGCGAGCCAACGCGGAATGGCGTTGTTGAGCCTACCGCACCCGAACTATAGGTGAACTTGCCATAGGCTCCAGCGCCACCACCTCCAGGACCGCGCCCACTGGTGCCGGTCGATCCGAGTGCGCCGTCGCCGCCGCAGCCAATACCCTCGACCGTATGTCCAGCATCTGCCCAGTCGCCGGGACGGGAAAATGGCGAGGTTGCAGCACTGGTAATCAATACGATCTTAGTTGTCACTTATCCCCCATTTCTGGGGCTGTTGCCACCACCAATCAGGGAGATTATGCGCGTTTTCTATTCGAGGCAAAATCTTCTCCTCGAAATACTTCTTAGCTTCCCGGGTCCCCCATCGTCTTAACGGCTCTGGCCAAATAGACACAGCCACGTGTATCTCAGCAGCCCCAACTGTCCACGGCCACCATCCAGAGGGCAATGGAAACGGTACCTTTACCCTTGGCACAACAAACAGCCTTTCGCCCGGACAAACGTCCGCTGCGAATGTCCAAGGCTCATCAGTGCAGACTACCCTCACACCACCACCTACAGGTAATGCTGGATTAGCCCCACGGTGCTTCTCACTCTCCAGAATACCCGCGACAAACAACCACTTTTTCGCGGGTACGCTCACGACAGCGTAACTATCAACGAACCAGGGTTAAATACCATCGAATCGCCTGCGAGCGGCGTTCTCGCGGTCAACAGGGTGCCATACCACCAGATATTTCCGCTGTTGATACTGATGGTATCGTAGATCAGACATCCCTGAATCGTGGCCGTGGTCGAGAACGGCCCGAACGTGATCGAGTTTGTGTTCGAGGCACTTCCTGCGGGCGAAGCAGCCGCGGCCGGTTGTATAGTGGCCCGCACGTAGCCGCTGTTCGAGGCCATTTCACTTCCGGAGACGGAAGTTGGGGTCCCAATCGACAAGGCTATGAGCCTCGAAGAAGGCTGCGTTACCGCCGCCCCACCGAGCACCCAGTCAAGCATAGCCTTCGCACCGAAAGCACCGATATTAGCCATTGGATTTCCTTTCCTAGTTAACCTGAAGCTCCATCGGACTTAGAAAGGACCCGGGAGAAATGATAAGTGTATCTCCAGATCCAACTGTGTTTACCGTACCCCACAACTCGGAAACCTTCTCTCTCCTTGCGAACATCAAGTTTATATGCATCTGTTCGCCTGGTTTCCGCCGCGATACATTACAGTTAAGCCGCGAGCCTTGGTCGACTAGCATAGGACAGCCTGGCTGTAGTATAAAACTATCGTATCCAAATATAGTCATGAATTCTCTGATCTGCTTCTCAGAAATATTCAAATGCTGCATCAACATGAAGTTGAATTCCACTATCATACACTCAAGTCTCTGCGCAGCCAATAACTGCCTCGATCCATTCAAAATATCTGGCTCCGATCCCTCGCAATCCAGCTTAATCAACTTGGGCTTCAATGAAACGAAGGTATCCAGAGAATAAGAGGGCACTAAAATCGGCGGGGCTGAGTTATCATACTGGACCACCACGGAGGAACTTGCTCCGTATCCGGGTACTGCACAAAAATTGATCTCGGAGTCCTCCTTCCACAGTGCTCCCGGCACAGCCGCCACGTTCTTTGCGTCATTCAACTCCAAACTCGCAATGAGATACTCATAATTGTCTGGATCGGGCTCGAATGCCAAAACATGACCCTCTGGCCCTACAAACTTCGACATTATCATCGAAGTGAGTCCCCAATTGGCTCCTCCATCGATGGCGCAGTCTCCAGGCTGCAAAAAGCGGCTCATAGCATCGACAATATCTAATTCTATCACAACCCCATGCACCATCCTGTAGGTCGGATGCGTAGCGAGCCGGAATTCCAGCTCTTTTCCGTTAATATTCATCCCTACAGTCACAGCGCCGTTAATCATCTTGCCACTCCCTCGTTAAAAGTGGCTCTAACTCGAGCCGCGATCTCCGGACAACTCTTTGCGAAGCCCTCCCAGATATATTTGTTCGATCCAGCGGCGTAACTGCTCTCAGCCAGCAGTTTTGCCCTCGTTAGAAGACGATCTTCGTCTCCCTGACATCCATAATCGAAGTTATAGGCCGCATGGAAGCCGAAATGTCGGCCCTTCGGGTCTGGTCGAGTGGTTTCGAAGGCAAAGTGGATTGCGAGTGACTCTGGAGCCCACCTAAAACCCGCCCCCTCAAGCGTAATTCGATATTGTCTACACAAAAGATCATCATCGAGATCGGTAATGCAGGGAAATTGGGCCCTATTGGCCCTCAGAAATCGCATCAGCGTCGTACTTCGAAGGCAAAAGCCCCCGTTTCCGACGTTTTTTCCGTCTTTGTACCACCAGGGAGCCCCAACATAGTCGTATTCAAGAAACTCCGGCCGCCAAGCCCCTGGATCGACCACCCAACTGTCCCACTGAATGCCAAGGGCATGGGAAGTTGCCATAAAAGGGGCCACTCCCTGCCAAAAATGCCTCGACCACCCCATCTTAGTGGGCCAGTCTTCGACCGCGTAGACACGCCTGTCGGCCCGCATAAACTGACTTGGATGATTAGTAAACACTAAAACATCGCCGAAGCGACAAAGTCGCTCGCAATCTTCGAGCGCGAGCCGAGCAAGCTCATGCTGACGGGTCTCAATCAACACTAAAGTAACATCTGGTAACTCCAGCATCATTCCCTCCAGAACCACCAGCGCTCGCGTTCTCTATCGTTATGTCTTAGGGCGATGCGCTCGGCGTCCCTTTTTGTACAATCACTACAGACGACCTCAGACTTACTGTTTACTACCCTCCATAGACCTGTGCGATGGTCCTTTGAAGCTCGCCAGATCGACAACGGTTCCCGACTTCCACTTTTCCCCGACCGCACGAACCACCCTCTCCACGGAAATATCAGAGATGCAAGCTGCACCATTATTCTCCTTATTCGGTACGCAGGTACTGATATCATCGTGTAGCCGATGACACGGCCAACAAGGGACCCTATTCGGGTCCGCGTGAAGGGTTGTGGTGTTGATCCAGTGTTTGGTGATGTTCTCCCCGCTCGCGTGCGAGACCATAATCACCTTCGGCATTGGCTCAAGGGCCACGGCCCACGCTGGGCCTGTGTCAGGAGCGACCACGAGGGATGCACCATGCACAAGTGCAAGGCTGGTCCGCAAGGGCCAACAAGCCGGACCATCCTGGGGGACTGCGATATGGAGTCCCTCGCGGCCGCCATTCTGGAGTTCCACATTCTCCTTGATTACCTTCGCCATCGCCTGTTCTTTTTCACTCGGACCGCCCATCAGGAGAACTGGCGCATCAACTTCCTTAATAATCCGCGCAATAGCATAATAAGCCAACGGATACACTTTATCAATCCGAGTCCCACTAAGTACCCAACAAATGTAGCGGTCTCCCATGATCGATGTAACCTGGCGCGCCAGCCGCTTTTCTTCGTCCGTCGGAAAGTACAATGGGCCGAAATCATAGGGCACTCCAGCGATCTCGTGGGCAGTCTCCAAATACGATCCAGCGCAAATTCTCCGTCGCATCTCATCAGGCCACCAGAACGAGGTCATTATTCGAAAGACTGCGTGGCGGCCTTCCATTGAGTGGGATGCGTGAACAAAGACATCGTACTCCTTAGCTCGGCCTCGCATCCACTCTTGCCACTTGCCGAGATCGTTCTCGGCGATGTCCAGCTGGACATTCTTCACAGTAAGCTTGTCGATCCAGGGATTATTATGGAAAACTACATGATTGGGTTCACTGGTGAGCACCTCGACCATGTAGCCCTGCCGTTTGAGAGCGCGCGCGGGCGAGGCCGCGACCAGATTATCGCCCACCCCACCCATTCGGGCTATCGCGGCCCAGCGCTTCACAGTCCACCGCCCCCCGCTCCGGTAACGACGGCCGAGACCGAGTGAAGCATCGGCTTCACTGGCTTGCCCTGGAGGTAGTGGATCATTCGGCGCTGTTGGTTCACCCGATCCTCTGTGGCCTCAAGCATTCCTTCGAACAACTCGAGCAACTGCTCGGGAGTCTCTCCGCCCTCGCGCCGCTCGTGGATTTCCCACGCCAGATCGCGGAGTTCGCGAGCGAACTTATTGAACAGTTCTTTTGCCTCATCCTGAGTCATTAGTACGCCCTCCAATCTCCCGCCCCCTGTAGGGGCTTCGACACATACCCGATCTTAACTGACTCTGAGACCTTTCGCACCACTGGCGCATAGGGCCTCGACATGCACGCGTAGCGCCATTCATCTCCAGCGTGATCCTCGCTCTCAGTATCTACGTCCTCAAGCCGTGCCGCGTCGTGCTGGAGTGCGGGAATAGTGCGGATACTGTCATGGTGGTTGCTCATACAGTAGATTGCTGGGATGTCGTTCTCTCCGAGCAACCTGGCTCGCATTTGGTCCCATCCTCCCATACGACCGGCAGTAGGTACCCGAGCGTTGTCAGCCTCATGGAAGGGACGCAGCTTTGCGGCAATAAGTACCCTGTTGATCCGCTCGGCGATAGAGGGCCCACCGTCTTCCTTGAAACAAGCTGGATCGAGTACACCATACCGGAGGACATCCTTGGACTCCCTCTTAACGATGCCGGAGGCAACTTGCTCTGCGGTCATCTTCATCCCAACATTGGGGCCGACTGCCCCATACCACTCCTTGTATCGAATAAGAGCGCCCCGTGGGAGGAACCGTTTGCACCCTGTCACGTAGTCATCCGCCACTATAGCCCACCAGCCGATGGAAAAGGGCTTCGCCGAGCCCCAGTCCATCGACCGGAATCGAGCCCACTCGCTGGGGGGCCTAAAGGGCTCGATAACATGCCGATCATAGCGCCAACAGTCGAAGAAGGCGCCCTCGATCACGGTCCAATCACCCTCCAGCCATGCGCGGACCATAGAGTCGCTTGCGAGGCCTTTCAGGCGGTCTCGATAGGTAGGATCAGAGGCAAGCAGTATTGCATTGTCCCGCAAGCGAGCGGGGATAAACATCCGTCTCGCCTTTACAGTGGGATCTGTAACTGGTTGATATCCTCCGGGGGCGGGATCGACGAAATAAGCCTTGACCCAATGATGTCCCACTCCTCCCGGGTTGGCAGCCGCCCGAATACGTTTAGTTGGAACCTCTTGAGCGGACCGCAAGCGGGCTCTAAGAAAACGGTAACCGTAGTCAGTTGGCCACTGTGTAAGTTCGTCCCATCCAATCCAGGTATATTGGTGACCCTGATATCGAGTCGCATCGGCGTCCCTCTCTATATACCTCATTCGCAGTTGCGCGCCGTTGGGCCAAGTCCACGTTTTCGCCTGCTCGTGCCAAGTCGCGCCACTCGCGGGGTAGATTTCACGCGAGCGTCGCAGGAGATCCTCTAACTCATTATAGGTCCGCCGAAAGAGGACCCCCTGCCACGCTCGTCCGTAGGTGGGCACATCCTGGAGGAAATCCCCGAGCAAGAAGTCGCTCTTTCCTCCTCCTGCGGCACCACCATAGAACAACTCGTTACACCAAGTAGCCATTATGGCCTCGGTCTGGGGACCCGGCTGAGGGCTCCAAACAAAGGTCTTGGTCTCTGTGGGATCGAGCCTTTGCACTTTATATCCGAGTCCGCTTCGCGGTAGGACTATCGTGGAATTGGCCCGATTGGACGACACTTATTGGTATTGCCCTTGCCTTTACCCTGACTAACATTGACCCAGGCACAGTCGGTGCGGTCGTCACAGGTTACCGCTGATTTGATCGACTGACAGGGTTTCTTCGGAGCCCCGAGCGCTGGAACGATCGCTATTGCAAGCAGAAGCAGTATCCTCCACCACATTTATGCCTCCTATGGAGCGTGGGCCTCTTTACGTCGATTAACCTTGGTTGACGAAGACTGTCCAGTCTGCCGGACCTTGACCTCGATATCCGGCGGCGCAGAGATCATGACCGTGACCACCTCTCGTGCCGGAGGTACAGGGCTTGGCTCGGCCTTGCCAGTGGCCCATGTGGCCCGCAGCTCGGGCCCGCCACCGTCCTTATCGAACGAGTTGATATCGCAGGGGCCGATGCCGCTAATAGTGTGTGGCTGGGGGCCGACTTGGCCGTCGGTAAATTGCCAGAGCCAATAGACATCCCAACTCTGCTGCCACGTTGGCGTGCCACTGGTATATTGGCATAGCCAGAGGCGCCGGGACCCAAAAAATGGGTCCTTGCCGCTGATCTTCTCTTTGGCTGTGTTGCCGCTGTAGATCACGCACTGTCCAGGGCGGCCAAGTTGGTTCTCGACTTCGGTGATCCAGGTCTTCGCGTCCGCGGTGCTCATCACCTTGCCGTCGTTGTCCTCCCAATCGAGGCAGAACAACTCGTCTGGGTCCGGGCACGCGAACCGCATGAAGTTATCGACTTGTTTATGAACGTCGCTGTTGTCAGCGAAGTGATAGGCGCCCCAAAGCAGTCCCTCTGCTTTCGCGGCGTGCTGCTGGGCAACGTAGGTATCATCGGTGTAACCGGCTCCTTCGGTAGCCTTGAAGATCACCCCGAGGATGCCTGCACGTTTTACTGCGCCATAGTCGCTCGCAGGGTCCCAGTGGGACAGATCAACGACCATAGGGAAGATTTTCATGAGGCGGTTCCTTGACTACGCTGACCGGCCTTGATTTAGGTCGGGGCCACCTGGATAATCACCGAAGTGATAGTGTTGTTATTACTGGCCGATCTGCCCATAACTGTCATTGCGTTGTTGATACCTACCTGTGCACGCGAGCTATCCCCCGGCGGCCAGAGATACTCCCGGCATACTTCCTGTGACCATTGCATAGTCTGCGAGGCGCCTGCCACAGTGGCCCCCGGGGCCACTATATTCATAGTTACGCTCTTGCTGATGCCTTGCGCTGCCGCGTCCGTTCGAGCCTGGATCAGCGCGTCATCGAGTGGCTGTTGAAGGCGCTTCGCCTCGCCCCCAAGATACTCGTTGATGTAGTCCAACGGAATATTGAAGGTATCGGGCATTAGTTGAGCCTCTTGATATCCATCGGCGGCTCAGCAGTGAGATTGAGTTCCTTCGCCCGACGAGCCTCCCATTCCTCGAAGGACTCTTTTGGAGGCCTGTCGATGAAGTCCTTCGAGACTTTCATGGTGATCTCTTGGCCCGGCCCATGCCCCGTTCTGTCGGCGAATGCCTTGATGACATCGAGGAGCATGGGGACCGAGAACTCCTCGGGCTTCGCCTGAAGTCGCTCGTGGAGCAGCTCGATCGCATCGAGGCTGATGTCGGCCATACGTTCGCCCAGGTCCGCGAAGATGGCCTTGGCCTCGGCCCGGTAATCGGCCACGAGCGCCGTGAAGGCGGGATCATTCTTGAGAATGGATATTCGACTCGGCGAATAGCCAGTGATCAGGGAAATCTGTGAGTCCTTGATCCCCATCGCCATGCAGCGGGCAAGGGAGTGATGACTGGAGTGGATGCGCATCAATGTAGCGGGCTGTGTGCCCCGATTGATCCGTAGAGCCGCGATATCGGCTTCACCGAGGTCCCTCGCGTAGGCGGCGTAATCAGAGGGAACCGTGGCCGCCGCGATCTCCTTGATAGCGGTCTCGGACCCAAGGTCCAACTCGTCGAGGATGTGTTCGGAGTCAGACATAGGTATGTTCCGTGATATGACACAGTTCTCGGCGCGCGGTAAATCCTATCAAAATTCTGGCAGATTTACAAGTTGAATTTATATCCACTCAAGGGTTAACTTGGATATAATACATACTTTAGCTATTTATCTTGCAAACTCTAGTCATCTGTGATACATTGATCAAATGAAAATATGCATCATCTGCAAGCGCCCAAACGAGACCGATAATAACTTTTATTGTCGCCCATGCTATCTCCGCCGAGTAACAGATATGCGCTGGGCTCGACCAAAGTGGGCGAAGGTCCGTCCTGCCACTCCAATTCCACCCGCGTGCGAGCACTGTCATGCCAGCTCCAAGAAACTCCGTCTCTTTCCCCATCACCCAGACTATAGTCGCCCCTACGACGTAGTTTGGCTCTGCGCCCCCTGCCACGGCCGCGAGCATAACCGAGCGCGAGCGATTGCTGAACCGAAGCGAAAAACACCACAGTTAAGTGGAAAGAGCCTACTGAAATTTCTGGGATTGAGTGACTGATACGGCTGTTCACTGATGATTTCCTAGCGGGGGTGATGCGCCTCGCGACAGAAAATTTCTTTTTCCCCCCTCCCGTCAGCAACAATATAATACTCACGTTCCGCGGTCAACTGCATTGACCACAACCTGCATGAACGCGCACAGTGGTCAATGCATTGAATGCTGGATGTATTTTTTATTCACGAGGTATGCATCACACACAACTCGGCCATGCGTAAACAGCATGAATATTTATGTGGACTCGCGCCCCGGTTCATGGTAGGGTGTATGCGTTGGACGGGAAATGGTTCCCGCCACAAATTGGGAGTCGAAAATGGATACCAACGAAACCATCACTGTCACCATTCCGCGGTACACTCGCGTCATGGTCAACAAAACCGGTCGGGTTATCGAACTGGACAATTCCCGCGCTCCGGCATCGTCCATCGAGTTTGGATGGAATTACGGGTGGGAACAAAAGTTCAACGACTCGCATTCGTCCATTACCGAGGGCGGAAAAAATCCGTTCCAGGGTACGCGCGCCGAATTCGAGGATGCGATACACGAGGTGACCGACGACATCGAGTCCCGGTTCTATGCCGGAACCCTGGGTTCCCGCGCCCGCCGCGTCGAAGACCCGAAAAAGGTTGCACAACGGGAATTCGCCCGGTTGGCCAAGGACGACCCGGAACAATTGGCCCAGATGTTGCGGGCGGTTGGGTACGAGGTTCCGACCAAGAAGCAGTCCAAGAAGGACGCGGCCTAATAGGGAACGGGGCGCAAATGCCCCCAACCCTTTCCGGGGGAGTCACCATATGCCAACCGATCCAGGTTTCGCCGCGATCATCCTGTGCGCCGTTATCGCGCTCGTTCTTATGATGGAGGTGATAGATGGGGCCTAGCGCCCCATCACTCCGAGTGATCGATACGGTTTAACCGCATTGCGGTTGAGCCATATCATAACCCCTATGTTTTACGCCGGTGCCCCGCCCGGTGTCTTACAGAACGCTTGGGGAAACCTATGTCTGCTATGCTCGAAGGTGGCGGCGCGTTGCGGTTTGGTATGGCTAATAGGTATCAGCTATTAGGGGTTAGGCCCAGTTTTCGTTGCTCCCAGTGTTCGTTCCTCTTACTCTGTTATTAATTTTTTTTTTTTTTTCTACTACTAGAGAGAGGCGACGCAGAGACCGAGCCACACCTTTGCCCCAACGGGGGGGGGGGGTCATCGAACATAAAAAACCCATTCAACCCCAAGCTTTCCCTTAGGGGGTTCAACCGTCGATTTCCAAGGGCAAACAACCATATCAAACGTCGCACTAGGGAAAAATCGCCAAA